AACAATCAAGGCAGAGTTCTTGACCTGGAATACCCTCCAATCCGACTTCCTCATGGGGTAAAAAAATGGCACTACGAGAATTCCGCTACTTCATCAAGGAAGCAGCACCGGGCAAGAAAAAGAATGGGTTGTCTATTTTGTCATTGGATACCTTTGTGAAAAGCAGTACACTGATGGAATGGTCGCCCTTGGGCGCCACGACCCGTGTATTCCCTCCTGATGAACTTCATGCTTACTTGGGGCGCACGAAGGATAAAACCAAAGGCAAACTTGAGAAGTATGACAAGCCATACATCCACGGTAGCAACATTCAGGTGAAGGGCGAGCACGGCGAACAGTACGACCTTGATAAACTTCGTGCGTCTGTCACTCAGCGCCCTGCTCATATCACGAAGCAAAACGAAAAGATGCAGCATTCCGATGGGACCAGCAGCGTGTTTTTCAATGTCGGACTCCCGGCGCTGAAAGGATTGGCGGTTGACGAAAAGACCGGGGATTTCGTGATTGTGGATACCTGCCCAGGAGCCGGTGTTTGCAAAACCTTCTGTTACGCGATGAAGGGTGGCTATGTCCAGTGGGCGGCCGCCAGCCTTGGCACCACTCGTGTTTTGAACTTCCTGCTCAATGACCCAGAAGGGTTCAAGCACATGCTCAGTAATGAGTTGCTTGCCGCAGAGAAGAAGTTCAGCAAGAAAGGCACCAAAGTTGTACTACGCTGGCACGATGCCGGAGACTTCTTTAGCCCTGAGTATATGGAAGTGGCATTTGATATAGCCCGCCGATTCCCAAATATCAATTTTTATGCCTACACGAAGATTGCTGCGGTGGCGTCAGCATCCAACAAGCCTGAGAATTTCTTGTTTAATTTCAGCGGTGGAGCACAACCTTCACAAGAAAAGATGGTTGATTTCACCAAGACGAAGCACAGCCGAGTCGTACCAAAGGAATTATTCAGTGATCTGATGTCAAAAACGAAGGATGCCCAGGGTCGCTGGCAGTTCAAAGATGCCCATGCACTTGATACCTTCAAACACCGCATGGCACATAAGTATGCGATCTCTGATATCAGCACCGTCATTACCTACGATGAAATGATGCAGAAGCCTGTTGGACCTTCCCCTCACTGGAATGTGTTGGTCTGGCCTGGACACGGAGACGATAGCGCGACACGTAAGGATGTTCTCGGAACCTATTTACTCATACACTAAGGAGATAGCATGATAACAGTGACAGAGGTGGCAGCAGCGAACATCAAGAAATTCTTAGCAGACGACCCAGAGGCCGTAGCACTCAGAGTGTATGTGAAGGGTGGCGGTTGCTCAGGATACAGTTATGGGATGAAACTTGAATCCGTCATTGCCGACGATGATACCGTGGTGGAGAAAGACGGTATTAAGGTGTTGGTGGACCCACAGAGTATGCCATTGATTTCCGGTGCCGAAGTGGACTACACCGAATCACTCCAAGGTTCAGGATTTGCCATTAAGAACCCACAGGCAAAGACGACCTGTGGTTGCGGGAGTTCCTTCTCCTAAAGGTATCCATGCCCACGAACCATTATTTTAATTTTTTTCCAGAGCAGATCACCAGTGAACAACTGTTGATTGAGGATTTAGTGATTGAATCTCTCAAGATTCATTCAATGGATATCTATTATCTGCCGCGTGAGTCGCGTGACCAGATTGACAGGCTCATGGGGGAAGATCAACTCAAATCCTTTGACACCGCCTACATCATTGAAGTATATGTAGAAAATGTCATGGGGATGGAGGGGCAAGGCGACCTTATCAGTAAATTCGGTCTTGAGATTCATGATGAAATGACCGTGCTTATGTCGCGCCGACGTTTCAACTTCACCATTCCGACATTGATTCGCCCGCGTGAAGGTGATATTATTTACATGCCTTTGGTGCAGAACTTCTTTGAAATCACGTTCGTTGAACACGAAAATCAACAAGCGATGTTCTACACGTTGGGACGTGGCAGAGGCGGAAATGTCTACGTCTATGCGCTGAAACTTAAGCAATTTGTATTTTCCAACGAACAAATTCAAACTGGGGTGCAAGAAGTGGACGATCAGATTCTTGAATCCTATCAACTCACGAACCTGGTGCTGACCACAGGATCAGGCGAATTTGACGTGTCCAATAATGAGATTGTCTTTCAGGGATCGGATGTGGCGAACGCGACTGCCTTTGGAACGGCGCACACCTGGGATTCTGGCAACACCACTCTCAGTATTGCACTGGTGAATGGTCTGTTCTCCAATACCGCGAATGTGGTTGGGGCGAACAGCGGAGCACAGTGGATCATGGGCAGTGTTGATACCAACACACCATTGGATACACAATTTGAGGATATCGTTGATAATAAGATCATCGAGACTGAATCAAATCAATTGTTAGACTTTGATGAATCCAATCCATTTGGAAATCCATAATGGAACAAGGATGCGACCGTTGTAACAAAGACCTCACGGACCTCATTGCTTTGAGCGATGAAGGCATGACGATTGGATATTATCGCGCCAAGGGATGGTCAGAGTTTTGCAATCCAGGCGAAGAGAATATCTGCGATGAATGTATGTTTAAGGACCCCCGCTACATAGCGATATACGGGGAACGAGGCACGAATGTTGGGTCATAATCCGTTCTATCACAGAAGCATCCGAAGTTATGTGGCACTCTTTGGGTCACTCTTCAATGACATTTTCTATGTCAGGGAAACGACTGACCGTGTGCAAAAAGAACGCCAGAAGGTGCCCATCATCTATGCACCCAAGGAAAAGTTCATCACGCGCTTGCAGTCCGATCCGACACTCACGAAGTCTATTGCCACCACGCTCCCGCGCATGTCCTTTGAATTAGTGGGAATGCGCTACGACCAGTCACGCAAGCAACAGTCCACCATTCGTCACCGAGCCCCTGCCACTGGCAGCGCCAATACACCCCCATCGCAATACATGGGTATTCCCTACGAGTTTGATTTCAACATGTCCTGTTATGTCCGAAACATTGAGGATGGACTCCAGATTGTTGAACAAATTCTTCCATTCTTCTTACCAGATTACACGATCTCCGCGGTCGTCTCTCAGGAAATGGATATCGTCAAGGATATTCCGATCATTCTCAAGGGTGTCACAGAGAAGATTGATTACGAAGGTGCCTTTGCAGATGGGACACGTCTTATCACCTGGGATTTTGAATTCTCCTTGAAGGGTTGGATATTTGGTCCTGTCAGCAATACCTCCATCATCATGGGTGTACAGACTGGCAACACCGTGACTGGTGGCGTCCATGTGAACCTCTACCACGATGTCAATAACAATCCAATCCAACGTGTCAAGATGACCGGTGGGTTGATTGATTACCGTGAGACTGAACCTGTTCGTTCACCTGGACGTAATATCGTTGGGCGCGTCTATGCCTGGGCAAATACCACCAACACTCTCTATCTCTCAACGACCACTGGGGTGCTTCGTGCCAATGATGAAGTATGGGGATTAGATTCTGCGGCACACTGGACAGTCTTGAGCGTTGAAACCATTGAACAAAAAGATGCTGAAATCTGGATTTACCAGAAGCCGATCACTGCCAACCAATTCACCGATTATGGGTACACCACCTTTATTACGGAGTTTCCTGTCACCTTAGACTAGGAGTTTATCATGAAATTATCTGAGATTCTTGACGTAGACTTGCCACCGCCAACTCCTCCAACCACAGCCAACACCACACTTGCGGTCGTTGTACCCACGGTGGATGTGTCGGCAAGTGCCAATAACGATGTCTCACAAGATGCCCTCGAAGCACGAAATAATGTGCGTGTGATGATTGCTCAGGGCAACCAAGCCGTCCTGGAAATGTTGGCACTCGCAAAGGATTTGAAAACCCCTCGTGCGTATGAAGTCGCCGCCAACCTACTCAAGACAATGGCGGAACTCAGCCAAGACCTGATGGCGGTGCACTTGCAGGAAGCCACACTCATTGATCCAGAGACCGCGCCGACAGGTAATGTCAACATTGGCACCGCAGTGTTTGTCGGCTCCACCTCTGATTTGCAGGACATGATAAAATTAAAGCGGGAAGAGAAAAAGAAGATCACGGTCATCAATCCAGTGACCTCAAATACTCCGTAGGAAAATTATGGCAGTTAAAGTTACCATCAAAAAACGTGAGAATTTTAATAT